AGAAATCTGAAGGATCCTATCGTCCCGAGCTTGCCGGATATGCTAGCGCTCAGGATTTTAAAGAAATCATTTTGAGTAAAGGAAAATCTTGGGCAGATGTTAGAGATGAGGCAGCAATGCCTCCTTCTCAGGCAAATGTTGAAACTGAGCAACTTCGCAAGGAGTATGCTGAAAAGTTTAATATGCTTGATTCGAAACTCGACAGGTTGCTCAAGTTTATGGCGGCAGAACCTGAACTCTCACCAGCTACGAAGAGAGATTTGCCTGTTAAAGGCGTTTTAAACTCTTCAGGGCAAGTGGGAGGCCCGCAACCACAGGCGCTAGTGGCCTTCGAGTCACCAGCACAGATAAGGGAGCAACTAGGTATGCCACAACAAAAGACGAAGCCCCCTCAAGTTCCGAGGAGACCTATTGTGCAGAAGACTCAGCCTCAAGCCGAGACCCCTTCCGCGCAAACGGTTTCGTCCATTTCGATGGAGAAGCCTGTGAAATCGACACCCAAGTCGAAAGCAGAGTCATTAATATCGCAATTGGAAAGTTTGAAGGAGGAGGACCGTACTGCTGTGGTAAGTTGGGTTATAGCTCAAAGCAAAAGCCCAAATCCGCCAAAAGAAGCCCAGACGTCATCAAGCTCCTCACAGCCGAAGGGACCTTCAAAGTCCTCTATGAGGCGCTTGAAGCAGAAGGAAAAGTTGGAAAAGAAGCTCTTGAAGGACTTGCAAAACTCCACTCCCCCCCAAAAGGTGGAGCAGTCGAGCGAAACCGTCTCGAGTACTACATCCAGCGAGCCTCCAAAACAAGAATAGATACGAACGGCCGGGAAAAGAAACCCTCTCCTGAGTTTCGTGCACGCTTTAAACGAGCGATGATGAAACTCTTTGCGAGAGGTCCTAAACCTGGGACGTTTGGCTACAACGACGTCATGAAGGACGGCCACCTTAGGTGGGATGTCTTTAGCCGTTGTTGGCAACAAATTGATAAGCAGTCCACGCCTGGATACCCTTATTTGAATAAAGCAAAGAATTACGAGTTGAACCCTCTTGATGTCTATATGTTGTGTGATAATCTCATACGACTTTGGATTCTTGAGCCGATCTCGTGTAGTGTCGAAGAGACGTCAGATCCAGCGATACGCTTGCATTATTATTTGAGGGGTCACCTATTTCCGGCAAAAGTTTTCATTAAGAGCGAACCGACGAAGGAGTCAAAGATTGCGAGGCTAATCCACGGATTGAGCATTGCGATTAATGTACTCTCACGAATTTGCTTCGGTGATTATCTTAACGAGATTAAAGAGACGTGGGCGGAAGAGAACCATAAAGTTGGAATGGATTTCATGTCGAAGGAAGGCTTGAAAAAGCTAACCTATTTCTATGATAACCTTTTCAATTATAAGAAAGAGTTGGAGACCATAGCTGGGAGAAAATTGCGTATTTTGCGCGATGATATTGAAGGATGGGAGTTTGAGGTGAGGGACTGGATGCCCGGTGACTGGTACGAGTGCTACTTGCAGCGTGCTGATGCCACTGACTTTCATAAGTTTCTCGTAAGAACTTTGTACTTTGTAGATCTTCTCCAGTTGGTCGTCGACTCTGATGGCTTTGTCCACAGTTACCCTTTTTATATCCGTCAAAGTGGAGTTGTTTTGACGCATAAGTTGAATTCGGATGAGAGATCTGCTTTGTTTCAGGCAGACCAGCATCTGGATTGGTCAGACTTTCCTGCTGACTTCGAGAACGGTGATGATTGTAATGGGATTGAGTTCTTTGGTGGAACTCCAGAATCCGTTGAGTTAGGCTTTGTGCATACCGATGAAGGTGAATGTACGGAGCTCAGTTTCGGTTTCTGTTCCCAGGAGTTTTATCGTGACACTGTAAACGAGGACTTCAAGAGGAGACCGGATGGCGTGCAGAAGATGCTCTATAACCTTTTGTCAATTGACAGTTTAGGTGCCGCTTGCGACATTCTAGTTGCGATGGCGGAGCATCAATTGCGTGGTGTTTTCGATCGCATTTTTATCCACAGGTTCAGCGATCGAGTGTTTGTGCATTCATGAGTCCCCTTACCATCGAGGGGACTTTTATTTCCAAATAAATGTTTAAAATTAAAAATTTCTTTTCAAGTGTAATCTATGCTTGTGAGAGTGCTTGCATTGTTGTGTTTTGCTCAATATTGTATTCTACGCTTGTTGTAATAAACTTTGTGTGGAACTTTTGTTGCATTTAAAATGACAAAGAAAACTAAAAATAGTGCTGTGAGTGCGACGAAAGTTGCGTCTATGCTAGAAAATTTAAAGATAGAGCGCGCTCGTGAGAAAAAGAAGCTTAAGAAGAAATTGACAAAGGAGAAGAAGAGGATCACATCGATGATCATGAAGGGACATGGAGATTATGTCAATACTGGCACTGGGAAGCGCATCGGCGCTCACCTTGGTGGCATGTTTGGCGATGCTACTGAATCCCTTGCAGGTCGTCTGTTCAGTGGTTGCGGCGATTATAACAACGTCACTGCGAACACTTTGGTCCCGAGTCTGGCGACGCAAGTCACCAGGCCACTTGAGGTTTCGAAGAGCGGTAGACGTGGAGTTCGAGTCATCGAGCGAGAGTATATTTGCGACATCTTTTCAAGTAGTGTTGCGAATTCTTTCGCTAATCAAACTTTTCGTATTAATGCTGCTGATA